CAAAGTCTATGGGTATAGGTTAATCGTGAATGATGGCTGGGCCTCCGATACCGCCACACACGGCGTTCAGCCTTACGGTCAGAACCGACCCAGCAGATTGAATTTAACCGTGGTCTTCGGCGGTTTGAATTTCTTCGTCTAGAGCGTCACCAGCTTCGTCAAACCCTTCGTCGTAGAGCCACTGTTGAACAGCGGTGAGCATGGCAGCGGCGGCGAGGTTGAATTCGTAATCGCCGTCGGAATCAACGGCGGAGTCAAAGGCGCCTTGAAGATCGTGCCAAAGGTGCTTTGCCATGGTGATATTTCGGCGGCCTTACGTTAGCGGCAAAGAAAAAGCCCCCCGAAGGGGGCGAGGCAGCTAAACACGCTTGCCATAGCCCTTAGCCAAATAATCGGCATAAACGCGGCGGGCGTGCTCTTTGGTTAGATATTGAGCGGGAGCATTAGGGGCAAGCCAGCTTTTCAGATCCTGTTTGCAGAATTTGGTGCCGTAGGTCTGAACCTGAACCTCTTCGGTGTTTGGGAAGAGGATGAACTCAACACAGGCAAAGCCTGATTCGGTGTAGAGGGTGTGGACTTCGTTGCGAGGAAACATTTTTCTGTGAGTGGTGGGGTCGCCCCCTGTCCCCTAATTATGGGGTATACCCCTGCCGTTTGGCAAGCACCCCAGTAGGCAGTTCACAAATCGTCAGTACAGCCTGATCCCAGTCCCACGGCCAGCCCCAGCCTGCAGCGGGTTGAACTCACGCCACACCACATACCCCAGCGCGTCAACCATGTGATCGTGGCCAGCCTCCTTATCCGGCTCGCCTTTCTCCGTCCAGCTCTGCAGCTCAAGGCATTCGATCAACTTCGGGCAGCCCTGGCTTACGGTCAGCCTGACTTCGCCCTTGCCGTTTTCCAGCAAAGCCTGAACAGCAGCCACCCGATCACGCACGGCAGGGTTAGACCGCCCAGATTGATTGCTGAAACCGTACTGCTCAAGGATTTGAATGTCTGTGCGCGATGCGTTGGTTGAGCGGTTACCACCCGAGGCATCGGGATAAACGTAAACGCGGTGTTGTGGATACCGGCGTTTGATTTCTTGCGCCAGAGCATCAGTGTCATGTGCGCCGGTGATTTCATCAACAATCGTCAGTCTGTTGCCGCTACGCACACCAATCACGGCTGACATATTGCCAACGTTGAAGTCAACCCCAACGCGCAATGGTTCGTTACTGAAATCAGCGACAGATGCAACAACGTGTTTGCTGCGATCAAAACGGTCGTACACCTGGCCCGTGTTCAGATTGACCCATTGGCCTTCTAAATACGACTTGATTAGTTGTGGGGGATAGTTGGCCATCAGGCTGTCAACAAACCCGTCAGGCAAGAACGGGTTATCCATCGTGCGAGCACGGATCAGCGCAGTGTCTGCCCCGGCGTTGCGGTCAAAGGTATCGAACGCCCAGCCGTAGCCCTCGGGCGTGGTGGCCGCATAGAACTGCTGGACATTGCCAGCACGAAGACGGGCAAGCGCCATGCGTGTGGCCTGCTCTGCTACGCGCTTGTTGGCCGTGTCCGCTTCGTCAAAACCAATAGCGCAGAGGTTCTGACCACGGATACGGTTCCACGTTTCCATCGTGCGCAGCAGGATCGTGTGGCTGCCCTCAGCAAAGTGCAGCGTGTACTCCGGCAACGGGCTGACGCGGAAATCAAACGGTATTTCCCACTCTTCTAATAGGTCATCCATCGTGCGCTGCAGAATGTCCCGGAGCATCGGGGCGACCGGTTCAAACAAGGCGCTGACGTACCCGATATTCAGGGCAGCCATGTGAACAGCCTTGGCAACAAGCCCGTGGGTTTTGCCAGCACCGAACCCGCAGACCAGGGCGAGTTTGCGGTGCTCAGTGTCTTCTAAAAACTTCTGCTGATGCGGCAGGAGATCGGTCTTGACGCGGGCAATGGCCTGCGCTGCCGTCGGCAGGCTTTCAGCAAAGCCAGGAATGGCGAGGATGCTGCGCTGCTCAACAGCGGCTAGAACGCTCACGCAATCAGCTTGGCCAATTTGGCCATCGTATTGATGCAACCAAGGGCAATATGTAGCTGACCAGCCTTGCGGGCTTCCATGTGGAGCGTGCTGGTTTGACTCAGCAAATCTGCCAGCATTTGCGTGGTGTCGTGCGCCCAGTCTTCCCTTATTTGTTGACGGGCAAGGTTGATGTATTTATCAACGCTGCGCTCCGAAACCCCCCACGTCTCTGCCGCATAACGAACGCAATCGGAGCGTTTACCACCGCTTGCAATGATGCGAGCAAGGCGACTAGCGCGGTATTGAGTTTCGGCCCTGGTACTACCTTTGGCAGGCATCAGATCTCATCCCCAGCGTCGTTGAAGTGGGTTTCGGAGGGGATACAGACGGCAGTATTGCCAGTAAAGTCTTCCCAACGCTTGACGATCACGTCGCAGTAGGCGGGGTCCAGTTCCATCATGCGGCAGTGGCGGTTAGTTTTTTCGCAGGCGATGAGTGTGGTGCCTGAGCCACCAAAGATGTCAAGAACCAACTTGCATTGATGATTCTGTATTGCAACTATTGCTAGGTCTACTGGCTTTTGTGTTGGATGAATGGTTCTAGCGTCATCATCTGGCGTCATTGGATGATTTGGGACCGTGGCTGGCCATACAGTTGTTTGCTTTTTGTCGCCAGCCCAAATGTGCGACGCTCCTTTCTTTACTGCATACCAAGCGCATTCATGCTGCCAGTTATAGTCTTGTCTTGACATAATGCCAAAAGGCTTCATCCAGACTATTTGCTGCTTTACTTCATAGCCAGCAGACGTAAGGCCATCAAACACAAGCCCTGCAAATCGATGGTCGTGCCAAACGTATGCAACGTCAGCATTCATTAAGGCAAAGGCGTCTTTCCAATCTGCAATGTGATCGTTGGCAACTTTGTGGTCAGTAGAGCCACCAAAATACTTGGAGCCAGCTTTGCGCCATGATTCGTCGTATTGGATTCCGTAAGGCGGGTCAGTAAAAACCATGTCGGCCTTTTGCCCATCCATCAGCCGTTCAACGTGCTGCGGGTTTGTGCTGTCACCGCAGAGAAGGCGGTGATTGCCGAGGATCCATAGGTCACCGGGCTTGGTGGTTGGCTCAGCAGGGGGCTCAGGGGCGTCGTCGGGGTCGGTGTTGCCTTCTACGGGATCTAGCCGCTCAACCTGCTCAAGGAGGGCTTCAACGTCGTGGTCGTCAAACCAGGGGCTGATGTCGTGCTCCTTACTGAGCTGCTGCAGCATTTCCGCGTCCCATTCGGCTAGGTCAGCGGTGCGGTTGTCGGCGAGGGCTAAGCCGACTTTTTGATCCTCGGTCAGGCCGGTACGGCGGACGGCAATGATTTCGTCGGGGCTGGCGTCAACGATGCGGAGCCCTTCGATGCCGAGGTTGAGTGCGGCTTCAACGGTGCCATTGCCGGCAAGGATGCGGTCGTCTTCGTCAATGACGATGGAGCGTGCGGGACCGTAACGCTGCAGGGATTCCTTGAGGAGGGACGCGGAGGTTTCAGTGCGCTTGCGAGCGTTTTTGTGATCTTGTTTTAGGTCCGACAGCGTAGCCATCGTTAATTGAGGTATTGCGCGAAGGATACCGCGATGTTGAAAGTTTAGCCGAAAAACTGTCGCAGGCTGGGACAAGCGGGACGCTATCGAGCCTGCGGAAAACCCACCTTTAGAAATCCTGAAATGTGCCGTAGCGCACCTGTCGGGCCGATTTTTTATGGCTAATCTCTTCCCGTTGTTTCCCGGGGATTCCCGGACGAACCCGTAAACCTCCGATGCGCCTTGAACTGCAAATTCCCGATGATTTAGCCGAAGACCTAGCCCGTTTCAAGCCGAGAACCCTGTCCCTGCCTATGTTTTGCGCCTATTTACTGGAGATAGGTATTGACAGGGACGCTAAGCTACCCGCGTACCGTGTCGGTGCGGGGACACCACCTCTAGGTAACTCCACACCGAAGCAGGTTCAGGATTTAACGCCTCAGCAACCTTCCAGCGAAGGGAAGGCTGTTTCGGCTGTTGGGTTTGATGGCTGTTTGGATCTTCCGCTCTTGCCCAAAGAATGCGACACAAAAAAAGAAATAGGCTGTAAAAAGCCAAAAAAATCGGCAAAGGTTGAGTACAGCGAGGCGTTTACTTGCCTGTGGAAAACTTACCAGTCAGCTCCTGAGCGAGTCTCAGCACAGTCCAAGCCAAAGGCGTTTGACGAATGGAAAAAGGTCGTCAAGGAGGAGGGTGAAGAACGCCTGCTGGGTGCCGTCAATAACGCCATAGCCGAACAGAAACGACGAAAGGCCTCCGGTGACTTTGTAGGGAGCCTTCCTGACCTGTTTCGCTGGCTTCGTGACGGCAAGTACGAGGTGTACTTGGAAGAGCACAAGGCACAGCGCAGCGGGCGGTACTGGGATGAGGAAAACCGCTGCTGGCGGGAAGACTGATCTGCCTTTGTTAATCCAATCTGAGACTCATTATGAAACTATTCGCGCCTGAGAGCAAAGGCATGTACGTCTGGCAGGTGGCTGATCCCAAGACCCGCGCCGTGTCGTACTTCACCACCAGCAGCCGCCAGGCACCCAATGACGCCTGCTACGGGCATCCCATGGGCAAGTACGACGATCAGGGCATGTACCTGACCTTCTGCCCGAATGTCGGTGCTGATGACCCCAAGAGCCCGTTGGCCGCCCGGTACGTCGTTCACCCGATGGCGGCGACCGAAAGGGACAAGAGTGAGCGCGAACGCCTGTGGAGGCAAATCTGATCCAAACCGCCAGCAAGTTGTTTTAATCGCCTAAAAATGACATTCAACCAATCAAGCAAACGCACGCCATGTCCGGTTTGCGGTAGAACAAAAGACGGTGACTGCAGATGGTCTACAGACATTATTTTTTGCCATCAAAGCAGTAATTCATCTTTTGCTGATGGAATGAAGCTGGGAGACACTATTCAGATTCACGGAGAATCTTGGGCGCTTGTTAAATTAAATGGTGGCTTTAGTGGGATGGCTGCTGTATTCAAACCGGACAAAGGCAAGTATCAAAATCCTATAAAAGTCTCGCAGATTAAAGCAGTAGCAGCAATCAAGGATCAAGAAAGGCTTGATCATCAGTTGTTCGATTTCAGGATTGCGACGGAAGAAATTCTTGCAATACCGCCGCTTGAATACTTGCGAGATTCGGACATCAAAATGTACAGAGACAAAGCCGAGCATGTGTTTGAATCAACCAAAAAGATGGAGGCAAGG